TTATCGAAAAAGAAGATAATTCGGAGGGCGACGCGATCGGAAATATTATTCCAGAAGACCAGCAAGTTGATGAAGAAGACGAAGGAAGCATCGAAATTGGAGCCGGCGCGGTAATTGATCTGGCAGCAGGAGAAAAGGCGCATGATATTAACCCCGGAAGACCAAACGCCAACTTCGGCGGATTCGTTGAAGCGATCTGCCAGCAAATAGGCGCAGCGTTAGAAATTCCATATGAAGTGCTGATGAAAAGATTTAATAGCAGTTTTACAGCATCCCGCGGAGCGTTAGAAGAAGCGTGGAAGATGTTCCGAACATATCGCGACTGGTTAGCAAGGGATTTTTGTCAGCCGGTCTATGAAGAATGGTTATCTGAAGCGGTAGCAAAAGGAAGAATATCAGCCCCTGGATTTTTTACAGATCCGCTTATACATTATGCCTATTGCAAAGCGGAATGGAACGGACCAGCAAAAGGAATGTTAGATCCAGTGAAAGAGGTTAACGCAGCAGAAAAAAGAGTTTCAAACGGGTTCTCGACAAGAGCGAACGAAACAATGGAAATGACAGGCGGGGATTTTTACGCAAATGTAGAACAGTTAAAGAAAGAAGAAGAAAAAATGAAGGAGGTTCGGGAAATTGCCAAAAAGGGAACAGAGACAAGCGCAAAAGGAACAAAGACCGAATAAATTCTGGAATTTTGTACCGGGAACAGAAGAAGATCCCGCGCAGCTGATCTTGTACGGAACAATCGCAAGCGCGGAATCTTGGTGGGAAGACAGGGTAACGCCGAAGCAATTCAACCAGGAACTGGACGCCCTGGGAGATGTAGAAGAAATTGTTGTAAGGATCAACAGCGGGGGCGGTGACGTATTAGCAGCTAACGCGATCTATACAAGGTTAAGAGATCACAAAGCAACAATTACGGTAAAAATTGACGGCTGGGCAGCATCTGCCGCAACAATTATCGCAATGGCAGGCGATAAAATCCAGATCGCAAAAAACGGAATCTTTATGATTCACGATCCATCTATGACGATTTGGAACACGTACACAGCCGAACAATTTGAAAAAATGGCGGAACAGCTAAAAACTGTGAAGCAATCAATTGTAAATGCGTACACACAACGAACAGGAAGGGACGAGGAAGAAGTTTCGGCGCTTATGTCGGAAGAAACATGGTGGACCGGAGAAGAAGCCGTAGAAGAAGGTTTTTGTGATGAGCTACTATTCGAGGAAGCAGAAACGATTGTTGAAAATGGTTCAATGTTGATCGTCAATTCGGTGCCGATCGACATAACAGGATTTAAAACAATCCCACGAAATGTTTTTGAAAATAAAAGCACAACAAAGAACAGAGGAAAGAAAAAAGTACAAAATAAAGCGGAAGACAAGAAAGGAGTGCAAATGTCAGAGATTAAAACAGTACAGGATTTAGAAAAACAGTATCCGGGGCTTGTAACAGAGATCAGAAACGAAGCTGCAGAAGCAGAAAGAACAAGGATTAAGGATATTAAAAATCTTGAAATTGCAGGATTTGAAGACATTGTAGAAAATGCAATGTTTGAAAAACCAATCACAGCAGCAGAAACAGCCATGAAGATTATTAACAAACAGAAACAGGTTGGAGCTAATTACATGGCGGCAAGAGAAGAAGACGTGAAAGAAAGCGGCGTAAAAAACGTGCAGCACGGAAGCGGAGAAGAAGAAACTAAAAACAAATTCGATGCGATCATTGATGAAATGAAGTTTTGAAAATGAAAATTGAATTAATTAACGAAGATTGCTTGAAAGCAATGAAAAGCATAAAAAGCCAGAGTGTGGATATGGTTTTGTGCGATCTGCCTTATAAAGTGACAGGGTGTGAATGGGATACACAATTGCTAGACATGGAAAAGTTGAAAGAACAGTATTTAAGGATTGTGAAACCGAACGGAATCATTGCATTATTTGCAATCCAACCGTTTAGCACAGCAGTTATGAATACTTTTGGAAAGTATTACAGCCATACGTGGTATTGGCAGAAGAATAATGCAACAGGGGGGGTATTTAGCAAGGTACAACCGATGCGTTGCATAGAAGAAATTCACATTTTTCGAAAGCTGATAACAAAAAATAATAAAGGACAGTTTTCGAAAACAAGGAATTATATGATTGAGCAAAGGAAACTGACAAATTTGAAAACAAAAGAACTGGATGAATTGCTAGGATCACAAATGGCAAAACATTATTTTACAACAGGCGAACAGTTTTCGATGCCAAAAGAGGACGATTATATAAAACTACAAACAACCGGATTTTTTCAAATGCCGTATAAAGATCTAAAAAGAATGTACAACAGCGAAAAGAAAAAAGAAGATTTTCGATACTATCCACAGGGATTGCAAAAAGTAAATAGATTAATTGTAAACACCAAAGACAGAAGCGGAGAAATTTACAAAGAAAAAGCGAATGAGAGTATCCAGCAGTTTACAAATTATCCGAAACAGCTAATTAAATTCAATACAGAGACAAAGCGAGAGCATCCAACGCAGAAACCAGTTAATTTACTTGAATATTTAATAAAAACATATACAAAAGAAAAAGAAGTGATTATGGATAACTGTATGGGTAGCGGAAGCACTGGCGTAGCAGCGATTAAAGCGAATAGAAGTTTTATCGGAATTGAAATGGATACAAATTACTACAAGATAGCACAAAGAAGAATTGCAGAAATTAGCAAATGGAAAAGGAGCAAAGCATGAGAGAAGCAGCGATTGAGAAAAGAGAATGTACAATGACAAACGTTCTTGCTGGAGTTTTTCCGATCGTAAAGGAAAGTGGAACAGCAAAAACAGCATTGCCGGCGTATACGCTAGTAGCAAAAGGAAGCGACGGGAAGCTTGAAGCATTAACAAATGAAACAGTAAGTAATGTAATTGGAATTACAGCAGAAGAAGCGGAAGCGGATGAAGTAATTGTTTACTATCAGACAGGGGAGTTTTTCAAAGATGCGATCAATATTCCGGCTGGAGTAGATGCAGAAGTAGCAAAAGAAGCTTTAAGAAAATTATCAATTTTTCTTAAATAGATAACAGGAGGAGACAATGCCAAACGAAATTAGTATTTATAATCCCCGAACGATGGGGCGACTTGTGGAAAGATTACCGCAGGAAAGAACATTTTTAAGAGACACATTTTTTAGAAATGAAGAAATTTTTACAACAGAAAAAGTGGATGTAGATTACGTGAAAGGTAATAGAAAAGTAGCGCCAATCGTGAGCCGATTAGTTGGCGGGAAAATTGTACCTAATACGGGATATGAAACCAAATCATATAAACCGCCACTTGTAGCGCCGGAAGTAATTACAACCGTAGACGATATTTTAAAACGACTTCCAGGAGAAAGTCTGGAATCAAAAATCACACCAGAGCAGCGAGCGGTTCAAAAAATGGCAAAAGATTTTGTTATGCTGGAAGGACAGATCGTGCGACGTGAAGAGCTGATGTGCGCGCAAGCGTTATTTACTGGAAAAATTGAGCTGATCGGCGACGGAGTGAACGAACAGCTTGATTTTGGATTTGAAAACACGGAAAAACTGGCAGGACAGAAAAAATGGACAGACCAGGAGCATTCAAATCCATTGAAAGATATTGAAAACTGGAGAAAAGAAGTACAGAAAAAAGGTTTTGTGAATTGTAATGTGGCGATTATGGGAAGTGATGCAAAAGACGCATTTATCAACCATCCAAAGGTTAAAGAAGTGCTAGATATAAGAAACTACAATTTAGCAGTTATTCAGCCGAGAGAATTACCAAATGGAGCGACATATATTGGATCAATTCACGAACTAGGACTGGACATCTATACATATAACGAATGGTATCTTGATGATTGGACAGATCCCACAACTCCAACGACAAAACCACTTGTGCCAGATAATGCGGTTGGCTTATTAAGCACAACAGCCAACTACTCTATGTATTATGGAGCTATTACATTGGTGGACGATAAGACAAAAGATTTTAGAACTATAGCTGCGAAATATGTACCGGATACATATGTAGAACGCCGACCGGTTCGAAGATTCCTTAATTTATCATCTGCACCACTTCCAGTTCCACACGAGATTGATAGCTGGTATGTTGGAGAAGTTGTATAGAAAAGGCGGTAACGTATGGATTTTAAAAGCCAGTTGTTAAATGACATGAAGATATTTCACAACACAAAAGAAATGGCAGAAAAAATTGAAATTACATACCAGGGTAGCAGAAAAGTAGTTGCCGCAATCTTAGAAAGCGCAGAAGAGATTGCAAGACAGAAAAACGATCCGGCGCAAGGAATTAATGAAATTGATTCAATCTTGTATGTATCACTTGAAGAAATGGGAGAAATACCAGAAAAAGGAAGCGATATAGAAATTGGAACAAAAGAAACTGGATGGGTAAGGTATGAGATTGTGAAAAGTCATTACGAAGATGGAGAAATAATCTTAAATCTTATGAGGTATGAAGAATGATACAGATAACAAATGAAACTGTAGAAAAGGTAAATGCGATACTGTCCGGAGTGCCAAAAGGAGCGCAAAAGGCGTTATCGAATGCAATCAACCGTGGACTATCCAAGGTTAAAACAGGTGCTTTCAAATATGCAAGGAAAGTATATACAGTACAATCCGGAGCGCTAAACGCAGCTACAAAAATGTCTGTAAAAACAACAAGCGCCGGAGATCTTGCAGGATATGTAAGTTTTTCCGGTGCAAAGATACCGTTATACAAATTTAAGGTAACGCCGACAGTGCCAAAACAGCGCACACTTGTAAAAGCTAGTGTGATGAAAGGCAGCGGGACAGCGTTTGAACATGCCTTTATTGCAGATATGCAAAGCGGACACACCGGAGTATTTGAACGAGAAACGTCAAAACGGTTTCCAATCGAAGAATTGATGGGATTATCTGCGGCGCAGATGATCGGAAACGACAAGGTTATAAAAGACGTAGAAAAAGACGCACAAGAAACAGTGAATAAGCGAATAGAGCATGAGATTGACAGATTGTTAAACGGATATGGAGGATAAATATGACACCGATTGTATTGCTGGAATGTCTCGAAGAATTTGTAAAAGAAAAAACAAAAGACATTATCTTACAAGTGCGTACAGCACCAGGAGAAGAAGACGATAAAGAACGAGCGGCATACATTTATAAAATGCAGTTGCCGAGAGAAAAGGATAAAACACAGAAGATCCCTTATATTTTGTTGCAAGTTTTAAACGGATCAGACGACAAAGAAAAAGACGAGCCGGAAAAAAGTATGTGTAAAATACGGATGGTATTTGCGACGTATTCAGAAGACGGCGGACAAGGATCGTATGATGTGCTTAATCTGATCTTAAGAGTTCGTAGCGAGCTGGAAAAAGTCGGAATCATCGGTGGAAAATTTACGCTACAAAAGCCATTAGAGTATATTATTTATCCAGATAGCCCGTACCCGTATTATATCGGGGAAATGGTTACAAATTGGAGTATGCCAACGATCAAACGAGAAGTTGAACAGTATTGGCAGTAAGGCGGCACGATGGCAAAGAAGAAAAAGAAATATACGGTAAAAAAGAATCCGAAAAAAGTCAAAAAAGCGACAAAAAAACCAAAGAAAAAAGTTGTTAAAAAGAAAAAGACTACGACAAAAAAGACAACTACGCCGGTAAAAAATACAGTAGTCAAAGAAAGCGCAACAATACAATTAAAAACAAAAAAAAGAGACACAACAACGATCGACTATGCAGTATATGAAGGTGGAACGGAATACATAGGAATGACAGGTGTAAAAATGCCGGATCTGTCATTTTCGACCGAGAAAATAACGGGCGCAGGAATCATTGGCGAGGTTGAAGAAATTATGATCGGACGCATGTCGGCAATGACTGTAACGTTTAACTTTAGAACAATTACAGAGGCAGCAGTGAAGCTTTTGCAACCACGTATTCATAACATTGATTTACGAGTAGCGCAACAACAAATTGACACAAACGGAAATAATAGCGTAGCAGCTGTAAAACACATTTTAAAAGTAAAACCGAAGAAGTTATCCCTGGGCAAAATAGAAAGCGCAACAAAGGCAGACGTGAGCGGAGAGTATGCTGTGACATACTATGCGTTATATATCAACAATGAAAAAGTAACAGAAATTGATCCGTTTAATTGTATTTGCAAGATAAACGGAACAGATTATTTAAGCAGCGTGAACAGTGTATTAAACACGACGACAAAAAAGAAAAAAGTAACTACAAAGAAGAAAAAGAAAACAACGAAAAAGAAGAAAAAGAAGAAGTAGGAGGTAAAAATGGCAGAGGAAAATAAGAAACAGCAGGCGAAGCAAATCCAGGAACAGGAAGAAAAACAACTTGTCTATATCGGTCCAACGCTACCAGGCGGAAAATTAAAATGTAATCAAATTTTTTTAGGAACAGAAGAAGCGATTAAAAACGAGATTAGAGAAGTTTTAGAAGAAAATCCACTGGTTGAAAAAATGATTGTAGAAGTTACAGATCTGGCAGAGAAAAAACAGAAAGTAAAAACAGCGGGAAATATTTATAACAAATATTACAACGACATTGCATCTACAGCGGATAAGGAGGAATAGAACGAATGGCAATCACACACGGAATTCATACGAATAAAGTAGCGACAAGCGTTTCGACCCCGACTGAGGTAGAAACAGGGATTCACTTTGTTGTAGGGACTGCCCCGGTACATACAGTAAACGGGAAAGTAAACGAACCAATCATGCTGCAGAATTATAGCGAAGCAGCCGAACAGTTAGGGTATAGCGACGACTGGGAAAAATATAGCTTATGTGAAGAAATTTACACAGCTTTTCAGTTGTATGAAATTTCCCCAATCGTTGTAGTTAACGTATTAGATCCGGCAAAACACAAAGGAGAAGCAAAGACAACAGAAGAAAATGTAACAGATAACCAGATTGTTCTGCCAATCGAAACGATTAAAGATTCGATCGAGATTACAGGAAAAACAAAGGGGGAAGATTACGATACATTCTACACAGAAGAAGGGTGCGTGATTGAATTCCTGGCAGATACAACGGGAAAAGTATCTGTAAAACATACAGAGGTAGATCCTAGCAAGGTAACAAAAAAAGATATTATCGGAGGGCTGGATACATCGACACACAAAGCAACAGGATTTGAGCTGATCGATTCCGTATTTCCAAAATTCACGATCGTTCCAGATCTGATTTTGTGTCCAAATTGGACACATGATCCAGAAGTTGCCGCGATCATGGCAGCAAAGGCAGAGAATATCAACGGAGTTTTTGACGCTAACGCAATTATTGACGTGGACACAACAGCAAGCGGAGCGACATATTACGCAAATGTGCCGGAGTGGAAGAAAAAGAAGAATTTAACAAAACCAAACGAATTGGTTTGCTTCCCTAAATTAAAACTAGGAGATCGAATTTTCAACCACAGCACACAGCTCGCGGCGTTGATTTCAGCAGTAGATACCGACGAAGATTACGGGGACGGTTCGCCTTGCGAATCAGCTTCAAATAAACCGTTACAGGCAGATAGCGCAGTATTAGCATCCGGAGAAGAAGTTTTACTCGATCTACAACAGGCGAATTATTTAAATGACAACGGAGTTATTACAGCAATTAATTTTTATAACGGTTTTGTAAGCTGGGGAAATTATACCGCAGCATTTCCACAGAGTAGCGATCCAGTAGATTATTTTTATTGCATTTCAAGAATGTTTAAATGGGTAGCTAAAACAGTAACGTTAACGTACTGGAATTCGCTAGATCGCAGAATGACAAGAAGGTTAATCGATGCGATCTTACAGGGTGTAAACGATTGGCTGAACGGTTTGACAACAGAAGAAAAGATTTTAGGTGGAAGAGTGGAATTTAGAGAAGATGAAAATTCATTGACCGCGTTAATGGCAGGAAAAGCAAAATTTCATATTTATTTGACACCACCAAGCCCATTACAGGAAATGGAATTCACGCTTGAATATGACGTGTCTTATTTAAGCGCAGCATTAGAAGCGTAGGCAGGAGGTAGAAAAGAGAATGAGTAAGATTGATACACTTGTTGTAAACTTTGCAGCGTATGAAGACGCAACAGAGTTTTTGGGAATGACAGAAGCAACACTTCCGGACGTTGAATATATGAGTGAAACAATTTCTGGAAGCGGGATTGCTGGAGAAATTGATGAGATTATCGCCGGGCATACGGCGGCAATGACTACAACGTTAAATTTTAGAACATACACAAAAGCGACTGTAAAACTACTTGAACCAAGAATTCATAATATTGAATTACGAGTAGCACAGCAGCAGACAGATTCCGGAACTGGAGATGTTGGAATTGTACCAGTGAGACATGTTTTAAAAGTGAAACCGAAAAAAACGGCTATGGGTAAAGTGTCGGCAGCATCGGAAGCAGATGTAAACGGAGATTATTCGACAACATATCTGGCAACATATATCAATAATGAGAAGGTTACAGAAATCGATCCATTAAATTACAAATGCCTTATAAACGGCAAAGATTATCTTGCAGATGTCAGAAAGGCGTTAGGCAAATAAAAAAGTAACAAGCTGGCGGGAAACCGCCAGCGATAAACACAAACAAAGCGGAGGGAAATAGAAATGAGCGAAACAAAAAACAATACAAAAGTAGTTGTAGAGACAGACGAAAATGAAAAGGATGTAGTCGAAGTTGTAGAAACACCAGGAAACTACACACATCATTTTTCAGAGGAGCAGACACTCGGAGATAAAAAATATAAAACGTTAACATTTTATTTTAACAATTTAACAGGAAACGACATCGAAGCGATCGAAGAAGAATTAACGGCACAAAGCAAGTATATTATCAGCCCGGAAGTATCTTCTTTATTCCAGGGAATGTTAGCAGCGAGAGCGGCAAACGTATCACATTATGACATTAGAAATTTACCGGTAAGAGATTACATGAAAATTAAAAACAAAGCGCGTGATTTTTTAGTAAATGCGGGCTATTAAAAATAGAAAACCCGGCAAATTATTTGCGTAGACAAATTTTAAAAATTGCGAAAGCTTCGCACACTCCAATTACATTTTTTTTAGATCTTCCGATCATGTCTTTGTACAGGTGGATAGAAAGCCTAAACGAAAACATAAACGAAGAACTGGAAGAAATGAAAAAGAAGAAAAGGTAGGAGGTGGAAAGCTTGGCAGGGGCGCAGAAACAATATGAATTACTGTTTAAATTAGCAGCTCAATTAGCGCCAAATTTTAACGGAACATTTAAAAAAGCGATTGAGACACAGAAAAAGCTACAAAACAGTATTAACGGCGTGAATTCCTTACAATCTAAGATTGACGGTTACACAAAAAACAGTAAAGCAATAGATCAGCAAAAAGAAAAATTAAGCCGATTAAGCCAGGAAAAAGAGCGTTTAAATCAAAAAATACAAACGAACAGAAATAATATGGCGACGTTGCAAGCGAAGATCCAGGAAACTGGAGACTCTACGGGACAGCTAACAGCACAGTTAGCTGCAGAACAAAGAGAACTGGAAAAGAATACCGACAAATTAGGAAGAAACAAGCAACAGATACAACAGACCACTGCCAAGATAGAACAACAAGAACAGAAATTAAATACGTTAGGACAGGAGCTTGAAAAAGCAGGCGTTAACACTGGGAATCTAACGAAAGAAAACGAACGTTTACAAAGTACATATGACAAGCTAAGAACGTCGCAGGAAAGAATCGGACAGATCAACGAACAACAGCAGAAGGTTAAAGATACAATAGCAAGCACGAAAGGCGAACTATTAAGGACAACAGGAACGCTAGGGGCGATAGCTGCCGCCGTATATGCCGGTCCGGTAAAATCGGCAATGAGCTTCGAAAGCAATATGGCAGAAGTTGCAAAAGTTGTTGATTGGCTGAAAGATGATACCGGAGCGACGACAAAACAATATACTGATCTGGAAAAAAGGATTCTAAGCCTATCTGGTAAAATTCCAATGACCGCGAAAGAAATATCCGAGATTATGGCAGCAGCGGGACAAAGCAACGTTGCAACGAACAACAAAGAGTTAACGGAATTCACAGAGGGCGCAGCCAAAATGGGAATTGCGTTTGACATATCCGCAGAACAAGCCGGGGATTGGATGGCAAAATGGCGAACGTCTTTCAAAATGTCGCAAAAAGAAGTCATTACGTTGTCGGATCAGATCAACTATTTGAGTAATACTTCGGCGGCAAATGCAAGCCAAATATCCTCGATTGTTACAAAAATCGGACCACTTGGAGAAGTTGCAGGGCTTGCATCCGGAGAGATCGCAGCCTTAGGAGCAACCCTGGTATCAGTTGGAGTCAATGAAGACGTAGCAGCGACGGGAATTAAAAAAGTCATGACTGTTATGACAGCCGGAAGTGCTGCGACAAAACGACAAACAGGCGTATTAAACAAATTAGGTTTAAGCGCAACCGATCTTGCAAAACATATGCAGACGGATGCGCAAGGAGCTATTTTGCAATTCCTGGAAGCGGTTAAAAAGCTTCCAAAAGCAGAACAGGCAGCAGCGTTAAAGAACTACTTCGGAGAAGAAGCGGTCGCAGCGATCGCCCCACTTTTAACAAATTTACCATATTTACGGGAAGAATTTAAAAAAGTCGGAGACGCTTCGCAGTATGCGGGAAGCATGGAAGCAGAATACGCAGCCAGAGCCGACACAAACGAAAACAAGTTACAGCTTGCAAAGAACAGCATACAAGCGCTGTCTACAACGTTAGGACAAGCCTTTTTACCAGTCGTAGGAGATGCAGCAGAAAAAATCGCAGTTATGGCGAACGCCTTAACGGATTTTGCAGCAGCTAACCCAGGAGCGATTCAAAGCATCGGAAAAGCAGTTGCTGTATTAGGCGGTTTGAAAGTTGCTTCCCTTATTGCAAAACTGGGAATTTTAGAAGCAAAAAGCACAATTTTAGATTTTAAAAAGTTGATGGAACTTCTAAAATTCAAAACCGCAGAAACGGCAGTTGAATCTGTAGGATTTGGAACAAAGATCGCAGGAGTAGGCGAAAGACTAAAGGGCGCCGGATCATCATTAAAAACCTATCTAACACAGGTAAAAGGAAGCTTCGGAGGACTGAAAGAAGCAGCCGGATCAATCTTTGCAGATAATTTTATTGTCACAAAAATTACAGGATTGTTAAGCACCGCACGTGGTAAAATGCTGGGCGGTATTGGAGCGATCGGGAACGTTTTAAGAAGTGCAGTTACAAGCATTGGAACGGGAACGATTGGAATATTAACAACAGTATTCCAGGGGTTAGCCGGAAAAATCGGCGGTTTGGCTGGAATGATAGGAACAGCGTTAGGCAACAACGCGATCATAACAGTAATTGCAAGCAAGTTAAGTGGCGGCTTTGGAAAGATTGCGACACTTGCAGCACCGTTGGGAAACGTTTTTAAAACGATTCTAGCACCGTTAGCAAATTTAGCCGGACCAATTGGCGGGATCGTTGGAAAAGTATTACCGATCGTCGGAGTAGTTACGACGCTGATTGCTGTATTTAAATTGCTGAAAAATCATTTACAGGATATTAGAAACTTCATTCAATCCACGTTTGGAGATGAAGCGCTAAAAGTTTTTGATACCATGATTTCTGCAATATCCGGAATAGGAAACGTTATAAGCACAGCGCTATCCGGCGGAGTGGATAAAGCAAGAACAGCGATCCAAAGTTTATTTGGAGATGCAGGAGCAAAGCAATTTGACGTATTTATTCAATCTATAAGCCAGATCATGGATGTGTTCGGAGCAGTAACAGATGCAATCGCCGGATTTTTAGAAGCTGCCGCGCCGTCAATTTTTGCAATCATACAAAGCATTGCAACATTTATGGCTTCTATGATTGGGGTTGTTGCTGGATTTATAGCAGCGATCATGCCAACGATCAGCGAGATAGCGGTATTTTTGCAAACATATGTACTGCCGATTTTGCAAGAAATATTTAATTTCATAGCAATAACAATGCTACCAACAATAGCAACGTTAATACAAACAATTTTGCCAACGATTACGACGATCATAGCGGCAATACTTCCAGTAATTCAAGTAGGTTTGCAGACAATTTGGACAGTTGCACAACCAATTCTTGCAGCGCTTGTTTCCGGAATCGGTGCAGCGATACAAGCGATACTTCCAATCTTGACAAGCATTGTTAGTGCGATACGTGGTGTGATCCAAGGAATACAAACAGTGCTACAAGGAATTATTCAATTTGTACGCGGCGTATTTACTGGACAATGGGGTGCAGCATGGCGAGGGATACAGACAGCTTTCAAAGGAGTTTGGCAAGCTATAACCAGTATAGCCCGTGGAGCGATCGAAACGATCAAAGGCTTAATAAGCGGCGTAACCGGAATGATCGGAAAGATCGGAAGCGCTGCGCAGAGTGCAAAAAACTTTGTCGGTAAAGTTTTAGGCGGTGGCGGAAGCAGCAAAAAGAGCAGTGGTGGCGGAAAAGTTAAAAAACACGCAAGAGGTACAAGTGACACAGAAGATACATTCATTGCTGGAGAGAACGGACCGGAACTTGTAACCAATGCACCGCATAGATCTGTCTACACAGCAGCGCAGACAGAAAACCTATTTGCAGCACAGAGAGCCGCACAAAAAGCCGCAGAAGTACAGAAACAAACGGCAAGCGTACAATCCAATCCGCCAGCAGTAGCAGGAAGTGGAAACGGAACGAACAAAAACGTAACAATAAATATAACAAACAATGTCGAGGTAAACGGAAACGAACCGGGAGACATCGACGAAAAACTAAAAGCAAACAATGAAAGCATAATGCAGCAGATTGACGAAAAGTTAGATGCTGACGATGATGACGAAAGGAGAACCCGTTATGAATGATGAATACACAACAATATCCGGCGATATGTGGGACAAAATAGCGTATGAACAGATGGGTTCTTCTTTTTATATGGACAAACTTATAAAAGCGAATTTGGAGTACATGGATTACTACATATTCCCCGCAGGAATCACGTTAGTAATTCCAGAAATTGAAGCAGAAGAAATCGAGGACGTACCACCGTGGAAAAGAGGGCTATTGAATGAGTGATACAGCAAAATTAGTTATAGATGGGACGGAAGCGGATGAAAAGCTAACGAATGACATTGCCGTAATTGAGTACACGGATAACGACGAGTATCACGCTGATGATCTGCAAATAGTCACATATAATCCGGCGGAATGGTACGGAAAAGAAACGATTGAATACACAATAACCGATAATGATTGGCACGAGATTAGTAAAGCGGTAGAGATGAAATGCGGAATATTTAACATTGATTGCATAAAAAGGGATGATATAACCGGACTTTATGTTATTAAGGCGGCAGCAGTGCCGCCAGGTTCTACCGCAAGGCAAAACAAAAAAAGCAAAGCCTGGGAAAGAATTAATTTAAAGGAATTAGGACAACAGATCGCAAAGCAAAATGGGCTAAATTTTTTGTATGCTACGGAATTAAATCCGATTTTTAAAAGGAAAGAACAAATTGAAAAATCTGACATTTTGTTTTTATCTGAACTATGCAGAGCGACAGGGCTATTTTTGAAATTTACAGCTAATACGATCGTGATATATAACCCATACGAGTACGCAGAAAAAGAAGAAAAAAGAATGTACAGCAATGGGGATGCAAATATTCAAGGAATCGAGCTGAAAAAACAAAAAAATGACACAAATTATAAAAAATGTAGAGTAACGTATTTAGATCCGATTACAAAAGAAAAGATCGAATACATATACAAAAAAGAAAGTGAAGGAAAGATGCTAGACGTAACAAGAAAAGTGTCTAGTACGGAAGAAGCAAGACTGACAGCAATCTATGCAATTAGAGAAAAAAACGGGAAAGAGTATTGCGGAAAAATGACAATAGATGGAGATAAAGAGATCACGACCGGAACTGTTATAAAAATAAACGGGTTCGGAGAACATGACGGGAATTATCTTGTAAAAAAGGCGATCCACACAATGAGAACCGGAACATATACAACAAGGATTTTTTTTGAAAAAGTCGCGGAGGGAAACAATGGTTGACGAGATAAAGAAATGTATAAGAATCGGGGTTGTACACACGGTAAACGAAGCCGAACAAACAGCACGAGTTAAATATATGCTATATGGTGGAATGCTTTCTGCAGAATTAAAAGTAATTTACCAGGAAGAAAAGTGGATGCCAGAGATTAACGATGCGGTTCTTTGTATCTGCCCACCGGATGGAGACGGAGACGGATACATAATTGGGAGGTTGTAAAAATGGCGACGAAGAAGACAACAAAAAAGAAAACAAGAAAAAAGAGCAGCAAGAAGAAAAAAACAACGAAAAAAAAGAATACAAGAACAAGCATAGGAAAATGGGGATCGTTAACGTTTACGGTAACGGCATCGAAACAAAAGACATTTTCCGATTTGAATTGGACTACATCCATTCGATACGAAAGCAAGGAAAGGAAAAAGAAAGTATCGAAGGTTAAATATAAAGGAATTGATCCAGATAAGATCACGTTTACAATGCGTTTTTCTGTATTTGCTGGGGTTAACCCGCTAACGGAAATGAACAAATTGACAAGTTTAGCAAGAAAGGCGAAAGCGTACCGACTAATTATAGGCGGAAAAAAATACGGATCTAATAAATGGGTAATAACAGGTATAACAAGGGATTGTGATTACTACAACAAAAAAGGGCAGCTATGGGTAGCTGATGTAAAAATAACAATGCAGGAAAAACCATGATAGGAGGTGCTGGAATATGGAAACATTGGCAAGCGATATCGACTTGGAAGAAATTGACCTCGATCCGGAAACGGAAGAAGAAGAAATCGAGCAATGTATCGGGATCATATTAAATACGTTTCAAAATTCAGTGCCATTCATGCGCGGTTTTGGAATGAGTACAACACACTACGGCAGACCACTAACAGGCGATGAAAACGACATTGTAGACGAGGTATACGACCAGATTGAAAAGTACGAACCAAGGGCGACGCTAAAAGACGTAAATTTTTACGAAGATCAAGAAAATGGCGCTTTAGAAATTGGCGTAGAATACACAGTAAACGACGAAGAAGACGCAGACGAGGAGGAAGACGATGAGTGAGAGAAGTTATCCAGACGTTGATTTTGTAGAAACAGATCCGGAAAAAATGCTGACGGATTTAATAACAAGCTATGAAAATACAAGCGGTTATGTACTACAGCCAGCATCGCCGGAAAAATTATTAATTGCATGGCTTGCATCAATTCTTGTACAACAGAACGTAAAAATTAACGAGACTGCGAAAATGAATGTATCACGCTACGCAAAAGGAGAAAAATTGGACAGCCTGGGCGAAATATTCAATGATACGCAACGACTACCGCCAACAGCCGCGGAAGCAACATTCAGATGTTATATTTCAAAAGTGCAGAAAAGCAGCGTATATATTCCAGAAGGGACAAGGATCACAGCAGACGGCGATATCATGTTCGCAACAAAAGAAATGTTGGAAATAAAACCGGGCGAAATGTACGGAGACGTTGTGGCAGTATGCAAGACAGCCGGAGAAGAAGGGAATGGATACCAACCGGGACAGGTTAAAGAAATAGTTGACGTTTATGATTATTATCAAAAAATTGAAAATATAACAACAAGCGCCGGAGGTGCAGGAGAAGAAAGCGATGCAGACTTTTATGAGAGGATGCGGGAAAGCACCGAAAGTATAACGACAGCAGGACCGGAGAACTCTTACAAATACCATGCAAAAAGTGTATCTAGTGCAATAACAGATGTTAAGGCAGCGAGTAAACAACCGGGCGTTGTTGACGTAAGAGTTCTTTTAAAAGGCGGAGAAGAAGCCACAGAAACAATATTGAAAAAAGTAAAAGACGCATTAAGTGCAGCTGATATTAGACCAATGACAGACTATGTAACAGTATCAGAACCAGAAAAAGATGAATACAGTATAGATCTTGATTATTACATTACAAAAAACAGTAGTGCAAGTGCAAAAATTATAGAAAACGATGTAGAAGCAGCAATCGAAGAGTACATAGCATGGCAAAGCGAAAAAATGGGACGCGACATAAATCCGTCGAAACTGATATCGCTTGTAATGGCAGCAGGAGCAAAAAGGGTAGATCTGAGAAAACCGGTTTTTAAAAGCGTTGAAGATACACACATAGCAGCATTAAAAGAAAAAAGCATAACGAACAGGGGAATAGAAGATGAGTAATAAGATTTATGATACAGATTTTTCAAAAATTTTCCCGAACGTTTTACAAAAAGATGAAAGCATGATGGCGATTGCGGAGGTGGCAACAGAAAAATTACTAGAGATAAGTAATTCGATTGATAAAGTTCTGATCTATGCCAATATTGACAAATTGCCAGGCGAAATTCTTGACATACTAGCATACGATATGCATGTAGATTGGTATGACGAAACATACCCGGTAGAAGCAAAAAGAGAAGTTATAAAAAGCAGTGTTACAGTACATAAGAAGATGGGAACAAAATATGCAGTCGAAAAAGCACTAAGGGCAGTACATCCGGCAAGCTGTATCGAAGAATGGTTCGAATACGGCGGGAATCCGTATTGTTTCCGGATATGCGACACAACAGAGAGCAAGGTACAAGCGAACTATGAAGAAATCGTTAACACTGTAAATATATATAAACGATTATCAGCACATTTGGACAGCGTGACATACCAGGCACACGCTACAATGTTAATCACAACAGAAACGGGGTGGTATATTTATCGTATACCATTAACAGGAAAGACGATCACAGGAACAAAACCGCAGCGAAACATAAAAGGAAAAGAAATAAAGGCAAAATATACAGTAAAAACAAGTAGAGCAAATTATAAGTACAAAAGCAGACAAGCCGGGACTTATCCGCAGCGAAACATAATTTTTAAAAACACAGAAGAAACAACAAGGATAACAATAGAAAAAAATAAAGTTAAATACAAAGTACCAGGGACAGGAAGAACAAAAACCGGAACACACCCACAAAGGAATTTAATTTTTAAAAATCAAAACGAAAAAGTGCGAGTAAAAACAGAGATAGAAAAAACGAAGTTTAAAACGCCAACGACGGGAAAAACGACAACAGGAACAGAACCGGAAAGAAATAGAATTGGAAGAGAAAGAGAAAAGGAAATGGCGGCAAAAACAAGCGTAGAAAATTACAGCTATAACACAAAAATGTGTGGAAGCAATAAAAAACTATAGGAGGTAGAAAGGTATGTTGACAGAACAAGCAATCGAAGATTTTAAATCTTTTATAGATCGGACGATTGCATACGCAAAAGTGACGATAAACGGCACAGAAAGCAAGTTGGTAATCCATAGACGGGAAAGACTGGAAGACGGACGCGTAGCGATCTATTTACAAATCACGCCAGGAAACAGTAGCGCAGTGACTATACAGAAAGTTAGATTGTATAACACGGATAATCAATTATGGGCAGAGAAAAGCGAAAGCATTAAACTATCCGGAGCGCAAGAAGGCGCTTTATACCGTTTTGTGTTCGGATTTGAAGAAATGGAGGTTTAAACATGAGGAATTGGACAATGTGGCAGGATCATGTTACAGAGTACGAAGACAGGTACAGGGAAACGCAAAACGACGACGGGAGCGTAACACATACCCCCGTACCTGGAAGTGTGATCCAACAGGGAACGCCACAGAACGCAGCAAATTTTAACAAAATGGAAGATGGGATCATAAACGCAACGGAAATGGCAGCCCTAGCAATGACGGCAATCATACACGCCAGGCAGACGGAAGAAGATCTGGCAGGGGAAGTGATTAATGTAGATCTTACAAATACACAGGATTATCCGTTCAATAATTCGGTAAAAACTGTACCGTTAACAACAAAAAGAAATCATACAAATTATACAGTTTCTTGCGAAATCGCAGCAAAAAATGGATTTACGGGAGAAATTGAAGTAACAGAAAAATTGTTAAATGGTTTTAAAGTGGCATATACAGGAAGTGCCAAAAATGTAAGTTTAAAAATCTATGTGAAAGGTGGTTTTTATTAAATGAAAAGCGAAGAAACAAAACGACAGGAAAGAGAAATCTTGAAGTCGTTTGGCGTACAAGGGAAAGGGACGCCGGAGCAAAGAGAAGCAGCGGAAGTGATCGCAGCGAGAACAAACGAAGCAATGAACCAGGGAAGGAGAAAAATGTATGTCTATTAAGGTAGTAGAAAAGACAGAAGGAGAACATATCAGTTACGAGGTAAATAAAAACAAGATCACATTCGGAGACGATGAACTAACGATCAACCTTGCAGCAAAAGAAAGAGATTATCCGGTAATGCTAGATATTTGCAAAGATAAAGACGAAGGACTTGTTATTGGAACAGGCGGAGCAGCAAAAGAGTATGTAGCGCAGATCGAGATCCCGGAAAGACAATACGACATTGTAGACGGGAAAGAAAAAGAAATCCAGGCGACAAGAGTACCAGAAGAATTTGATATCAACAGATGCACATTATATTTATGGAAAGTGGAGGTATAAACAATGGGAAACTTTGACGACTTAGACTTAGCGGTGGCAAGCTTTGGAGCATCGAACAAGGTAATTTATGACGACGTAGAAAAGCCGTCTATCATGGTAGCAGTGCCTAAAATGACATATGCAGACCTTATCACAGGCGGAACGCAGGACGTATTGCCGTGGTGGATCGTGGACGGCGTAGAATTAGATCAAATATGGGTAAGTAAATACCAAAACATCGTCATGAATGATCGCGCATATTCACTTCCGGCAAAAGATCCAAAAACATGGATCAACTTCGACCAGGCACTAGCAGCGTGCAGGAAGAAGGGGAAGGGCTGGCATTTGAACCAAAACGGAGTTTTTGCATGCTTAAATCTGTTAGCACAGAAAAATAATTGTATTCCTAGAGGAAACACAAGCTGGGATAAATCATACGAAGCAGGATATGAAAGAGGTGTGAATACATATATCGACGGCGATCATAAAGGCGGAAGAACCGCAACAGGAACAGGACCGAAAACATGGTATACAGATTATGATACTTCGGGAATTGCTGATCTTTGCGGCAACGTTTGGGAATGGGTATCTGGTATGCGTGTCGTTAATGGAGAAATTCAGATCATTCCAACGGGAAACGCTATCAAATTAGATTGCAACATGAGCGCAAATAGTACCGAGTGGAAAGCAATTAAACCAGACGGCAGCGTAGTAGAACCAGGAACAGAAGGAACACTGCACTATAACGTAGTAAGCGAAAAGATCGTAATTGATACTAAAACAGATTCTGCGACAAGTAACAATATTGCATTTAACGACCTGGCAGCAGCGAGCGGGGTACAGATTCCACAACTTGCAATTGCCGCAGGAGTAATTAAAGATAGTGCCAGCGTTTGGTCAACACCTGGACATAGAGAGTATTTAAATACAGAGGGAGAACGGTTGCCGTCTCGTGGTTCGAGCTTCGTCAGCGCCAGCTACGGTGGCGGTGCGTCGCTGAATCTGAACGACACGCGCACGGATGGCCGCAACAGCATAGGCTTCCGGTCCGCTTATGCGAAACTGTAAACTGGACACGGATAAACTGTTAGGGCTGCGGCAGCAGCCCAATAAAAAATATAAGAAATAAGAGGGAGACAACGTGCAAGAACTTAATGGTATAAAAGATAATGCGAAAATGAACGATTTCAAAATGAAGAATAAAATTTATGAAATGATTATATATGCAAGTCCGTGTTTGGATCAGTTTCCGAGATCTGAAAAGTACGCATTAGCACAAGACATAAGAAAAACGATGTATAAAATCTTGCGCCTGGTTGTGATGTTAGAGAACAAACATTACAAGAAAACAACGTTAGGAGATCTTGATACAGAGGTAGACGTATTAAGACATTTAATAAGATTGGCGGCAGATAACAGACTACATCCGAAACAAGCACCGTGTCTGCCAATGAAGAAATACGAAAACTTATCAAAACACCTCGCAGAGATAGGAAAAATGATAGGCGGTTATGAGAAATATATAAATACAAAGAGTAAATAAAAACATATTGGGAGATAGTCATTTCAACGGTTGCCGTATCGTGGTTCGAGCTTCAACAACACCAGCAACGGTGGCGTTGCGTCGCTGAATCTGAACAACACGCGCACGAATAGCAACAACAACATAGGCTTCCGGTCCGCTTCGCCCTAATGAATGTCAGAAGATTGATTTTTACGGAAATCAGTACAGTACACTTAGGTTTAAGGGGCTATCTTCCATTCTTAGTATTTAATAAAAATACAAAAGAAAAAGATTAAATTGCCGTGAAAACAGTTAGTAAACAAGAGTTGAAAGCCTTGACGGATAGATATGTTACGTTCCTGGGGGAAAGGGATTTGCACGGCGAAATAAATACACAAAAGGGGAATGGATGAAAAGAATTAAGAACATCTTTTCAGAAATCTATGATTTTGAAAATCTGTATTATGCGTACAAAGACGCAATAAAAGGAAAGAGATACAGAGAAGATATAATGCTTTATACGGACAAATTAGAAGAAAATCTGATCGAGTTACAAAACGAGTTGATTTGGAAAACTTACGAAGTCGGAGCATACAGAAGATTTTATGTGTATGAGCCAAAGAAACGTTTAATAATGTCTTTGCAGTTCAAAGATCGAGTAACACAACACGCAATTTACAGACAAATCAATCCAATACTGGATAAGCAGCTGATCGACGACACGTACGCGTGCCGGAAAGAAAAAGGATCGCACAAAGCGGTACATAAGCTGCAGAACTGGATGCGGAAAGACGAAAGAAAAGGAAGATACTACTATCTAAAGCTTGACATTGCTAAATATTTTTACAGAATAGACCATAGAATTTTGATGGATATTCTTAAAAGAAAAATTGCAGACAAAGACTTATTAGAGGTATTCGATAAGATTATAAATTGCGAAGATACAAGATTCGGCTTGCCGATCGGTGCAGACATTGCAGACGTAAACAGCGAAGAAATGCTTTTAGGTGTAGGGCTGCCAATCGGGAACTTGACATCACAAATGTTTGCAAATTTATATCTAAACGAATTAGATCAATTTGCAAAGCACAAATTGAAACTAAAACAGTATATACGTTACATGGACGACATTATAATACTGCACGAGGACAAGAAAGAACTTGGGAGGATCAAAACAGAGATTGAAAGATTTTTGAATGAAGAACTACATCTGCAGTTAAACAATAAAACATGTATAAGACCAACCACAATGGGGATAGAATTCGTAGGGTTTAGGATATGGAGTACGCACATAAAACTGCGGAAACAAACCGTTAAGCGAATGAAAAGGAGGTTAAAATATGTGTTTACACATTACGAAAACGGAGAAATCGACAAAGAAACATTAGATCGAAGCATAGCTTCATATCGTGGGATTTTAAAGCATTTTGAAAGTTATGGATTAAGAAACAGTTTAAATGAATTATATAAGCAGGAGGTAACAGAAAAATGGATGTAGCAGAAACAATCCGGGCGGCACTTGCAGCATTAGCCGGGATTGGGATAGTGATAGATTTTGCGCCAGGAATCAAATTGGAGCCAGTACGCTACATAATTAGAAAACTGGGAGATCTATTAAACGAAGACGTAAAAAAGCAATTAGACAAGATTGAGGACGATTTTAGAATTCACAAAATAGAATCCTGGCGTTACGAGATCTTAGCATTTGCGAACAGCTGCATGAGACACGAGAAGCACACGAAGGAAGAATTTGATCATGTAATAAAGATACATGACGATTATACAATTTGCGTGGAACGCTACAAGATGAAGAACGGGCAGGTAGATCTTGCAGCGGAATATATCGAAGACATATATATAAGATGCCTGGAAGAAAACAGTTTTTTGACGGGCAAGACAAAATAGGAGGGACAAAATGAAAGAATTATTTTTAGAAAACAAATTAGCGTTTATTGTAGTTGTTGCGGTTCTGATCGTAGCATTTGCAGTAAAAAAAGCGGTAGAATACATTACAAAAAAAGGACTGGAAGGAATCCGCCTGGATGTGTACAAGTTATTTGTACAGGCAGAAGAAGCATATAAAGAATCTGGACAGGGGCAAAAGAAATTTAAATACGTTGTAAGCCTGGCAAGATCAATGCTGCCTAAAGCGGTACAGGTATTTGTTACACAAGAAATGTTAGAAACAGCCGTACAGCTATGGTTCGACGGCGTAAAGGATTTATTAGACGATGGAAAGCTAAATAATTCGACAGAAGAAGTGCAGGAGTTAAATATAGAAGATAAGATCATGCACAAAACAGAATTAGACGACGGTACATATAAAAACTATGCAAAAAATCCATTGCCGGAAACAGATCGCGAAGATACAGCGGACCAGGAATAAAGACAGGAGGGAAATAAAATGAAGATTGCTTTAACAGTAGGACACAGTATTTTGAAAAATGGAAGCTATACATCGGCTTCCGGTGCTGATTGTGGCGGAGTAAATGAATACGAGTATAACAAAAAACTTATGAAAAAAGTAAAAAAATACTTATCTGCAGAAGGGCATGACGTAACATTATACATCTGTCCGGAAAAGGTATTCACATCCGCCAGCCAGGAGAAATCATGGAAACTTAGCAGACTTAATGCAAAGAACTATGATCTGGTAATCGAAGGGCATCTTAATTGTTATAATCAGAGCGCACACGGTACAGAGGTATTATATGTATCAGAAGCCGGAAAGAAATATGCCGCAAGGGTACAATATAGAATTGTATCAGCAGGATTTTTTGACCGTGAGATTAAAAAGCGAACGAACTTGTATATGCTGAACGGCACAAAAGCAACGACAATCATGACGGAATCGTTTTTCTGCGATTCAAAATCTGATTACAAGATCGGTAAGGATATAAACAAGATTGCAAGACTGATCGCAGAGGGCGTATGCGATAAAAAACTAAATGCAACAGCGAAAGCAGCGGCAGCAGTAAAAGAAACTGTGAAGAAGGTAACAAAGAAAGCGACTTATGCAAAAGTTGTGACAAAAACAGATTCTTTAAGAATCCGAAAAACAGCGTCAAAAGATGCGAAAATTATCGGGAATATTCCGAAAGGAACAAAAGTGGAAGTGATCGCAAAGGGCAGGACATGGACGAAAGTAAAATATAAGAGTATTACCGGATATTCTGCGACAAGCTATTTAAAATTTTAATTGACACGGTAGAATACAAATGATACCATGATATTACAAACAACCCATATATAAATATTTAAGAGTCAAAAAGGTTACGTACTAGATTGGGTTATTCTAGTACGTAACCTTTTTGATTTATATTCCGAATTTTTCCCAAAGTTTCACAGACTTTTTTACTTCTTTATAATCTTTTACAAAATCTTTGTATTCATTGAAATTATCAACTTCACACACAGACCAGCCTTCTGTTGCATTGCATAAATTCCAGCCTTTTATATTCATTACTTGTTCTATTCTGTCATATAATATTTGCTCTTTTTCTTTGTCAAAATTGATTTCTGCTATTCTGTAATTATAATTTTTATTCATTCCTTTGTAACAAACTCTCATTTTTGCTACCTCCATAAATTCGGCAAAAATTAAAATTCTGCCGGTTCCGTTGCTTCGATTGTGTGACGACCATTTGCAAGGAAAACCTCTCTTGTATCCCAATTAAGAAGTTTTGCTCTTTTTGGTTCATATCTTTTTTCGTTAGATCTTCCATAATGAGCTATTTCCTGGTATGTAATTGTTTTAGCTGTCTTTTTGATTACTTCATAAACATTTGCGTCTGTTCCGTATACTTTTCCAATTTCAAATTTAATCATTTTCTTATCTCCTTTGTTTTATGCTTTTATTATCTTTAACTTGTCTTTATAATAAACCAAAATTGGTTTAATGTCAATAGAAAAATAAACTTTTTTTGGTTTATTTTTAAACAAGCATAAAATATCATGTTATATAATAAGAAAATGTAAAATCATATGAAATAACACACTAAAAACGATAAAAAGATAAAAGGTTAAAGAATATAATAATATTGAATATGTAGACAAAAAATAAACCAAAAAAAGTTTAAAAAGCATTGACAATAAACCAAAAACAGTTTATTATAAAGACAAGTTAAAGATAATAACACAACAAATAAAGGAGGGCAAAATGCTAACGTACAAGATTGATGTAATTGAAACACTGAAAGAAAGCGGATACAACAGTAAAAAAATACTTGATGAAAGAATAATCGGACAGTCATCTATGCAAAAACTAAGAAGAGGAGAAATGGTTGGTATTAAAACTTTGGAAAAGCTATGTGAATTGTTAGACATGCAGCCGGGAAATATCATCAAATATGTAAACGAAGAAAAATAAATCAAAAAAGGTTTAAAAAGCATTAACAGTAAACTAAAAACGGTTTATTATAAAGATAAGTTAAAGATAATAAAAGCAAAAACAAAGGAGAAAAAATATGTACTACACATATATTAGCAAGAAACAAATCGGAGTTATTTTTAGAAACTGGAAACAGGGAAAAATAAAACTAGATGAAGAGGTTATAAAATTTTTATACGATCACTGCGCAGAAGTGAGAGGCTATAAAAACAATAACGATTTTGAAGATGTACTCGTAAGAGTAAAAAGTGCAATTGATAAAATTTTTGAAAATGATTTTCAAAAAGCAGAAGAAGAGATCAAAAATGCTTATAAATGGTATAATACACACTTTAAATAAGGAGGAAAAGAAATGAAGAAGGATATAGTAACGGAATTTGTAGAAAAAGAGCTAGATAAAAATAATACACAATTAATTGCGACAAGTCATGACGATGTAGACGGAATGAGGATTGTATTTTATAAGGATCACAAAAACGCATATAAAAAGCTGCTAGAATTTTGTCACAAAAACGATTTTATGATTATGAAAACAGATCCGTTTACATACGAAACGAAAATCAAAAGAATGTTATAAATAAAAATCAAAAAAGTGACCAGGCAGCAGATAAAGAGCCTGGTCACTTTTTTGAATGTTTACTAAGTGATTATAACCGACAGGTGTTAGTAAAAGTATGTTAGCTCAGATTGAGAAAGGAACAGCAAATCCATCGTTAGGTGTTTTAGGAAAGATCACAAGCGGATTAAGAATCGAATTCCAAGAATTAATTGATGCTCCGCCAATGGAATCTTGCCTTGTAACACCAGATCAGATGACACCAACAAAAGAAATGATCGGTGAATACAAAGTATGGACATGTTTTCCATATGAAGATAATCACCAATTAGAGATTTACCGCATTGATATCGAACCAGGGGGCAAATATATCAGTGGCAGCCATGGAGAGAAGACAAGAGAATATCTTTCAGTTACAGATGGAGAACTTACGATTGAGTGTGGTGAAGATATTCAGAAGATCACAAAAGGGGAAATCTATCGATTTGAAACAGATAAAAAACATAATTATAAAAATGAAACACAACAAAAGACGAGTTTTATCTGTGTGTTTGTAGATTATCGGTAAGTATCATACTGAAGTAATAAGATGA